GGGCCCGGTCGATCGCCAGGTGGTTGGGCCGCATGGGGCCGACCGCGTCGTGGTACCACAGGATGATCCGCTGGGCGTCGAACGGGGCCGACAGTTTCAGGTATTTCGCCGTTTCCAATTTCAGGAAAGCGGCGAACAAGCGGGAACAACGCATCTACATGTAGCCGTGGCGGATATCCAAACCATTTTTGTCAGACGCCGGCTGGACCGGATCAGCCAGCTGATCACCGCCGCCAACAGCCTGCCGGAAAACGACCGCAAGCGCCTGCTGACCGAGATGAATGCGGACTTGAAGGAGATCTCGGGCCGGATCGATGAGATCATCAGGGGCAAACAGGAATACATCCTTCTCTGAGGGTTGCCATGGGGGTTGAAACACCATCGAGCGAATACCAGGCCTTCGTAGGACAATGGCAGAGATGCCGCCACGCGGTGGAGGGATCGGATGCCATCAAGGCGGAGGGTCTGAGATACCTGCCCATGATCGGTGACCCGAACGACCCGGCGTGTACCGAGAAGTACCTGGCCTATAAAAAACGGGCCTTGTGGCATGGGTACACCGCCAGGGTGGTGGAGGGGCTGGAAGGGGCGATCTTCAGAAAGCGGCCTGAAATCCAGATTCCGGAAGCCAAGCGGGACCTGGTGAACAGCATCGCTCCGGACGGGGAATCCCTGTACGACTTCTCCCAGATCGTCTGCCGCGAGGTCATCATCACCGGCTACCACGGCATTCTGGTGGACCGGGACGATGCCGAATCCATCGAGGGAAAAGCCTACATGGCAGGGTATCGCGCAGAATCGATCATGAGCGTGAAATATGACATCAAAAACGGGCAGCACCGGCTGGCCAGAGTGGTCCTGAAGGAGAAGATCGCCGCAGAGGACCCCAGCGACCCGTTCGTTACCGTCTACAAGGATCAGTTCAGGGTCCTGATGCTGGACGAGGAGGGGCTCTATACGGTGCAGATCTGGGTCGAGGCGGACGGCGTCAGGGACCGCGGCAGAAGCGAGTACGTCCATGACGAGACCCAGGACAAGCGGCCGACCCTGCTCGGCAACCGGATCAGCTACCTGCCCTTCTTCCTGGTCGGTCCCAATCCGAAGAAGCGCGGGATTCAGAAACCCCCGATTCTGGACGTGGCGGACGCCAATATCTCCCATTACCGGACCAGCGCCGACCTGGAGAACGGACGGCACTGGGTGGGCTGCCCGACCCTCTGGGGGGCGGGTATTCCGGAGGATTCCAAACCGGTGATCATCGGCTCCCCGGTCGCGCACTTCTTCCCCAACCCGGAGGCCTCGCTGCACCTGCTGGAGCTGACCGAGGGACTGGTACCGCTGGAAAACGCCATGAAGGAAAAGGAGGATTTGATCGTGGTCCTGGGCGGCCGCCTGCTGGAAGCCCAGAAAGCCGGGGTCGAGGCCGCCGAAACCCACCGGCAGCGCAAGGCCGGAGAGAACTCGGTAATGGCCACCATCGCCAACAGCATTTCGTCAACCCTGACGAAGGCCATGAAATGCTGGGCCGAGTGGTCAAAGATCGACCCGAAGGAGGTCAGCCTCTCCCTGAATACCGATTTCATCGCCGAGCTGATGGACCCGGCCCTGCTGCGGGAATTCAAGGATATGCTGCGCAACGGGGAGATGTCCGAAAAGGTGTTCCGGTACAACATGAAAAAAGCCGAGGTCTATCCCGATGGCTGGACCGAGGAGGACGAGGCGGACGCCATCCAGGAGAGCGGCGTCCTGTAGGTTCATCTCAACCATCAACCCAAACCGGAGGTTTGCATGAAATTGAAGGCTGTTTATCAGACACTCGAAGAGATCCCGGAAGAATACCGCGAGCTGTACGCCCAGTTTGAAGACGATGGCCTGGACCATATCGCGGAGATCGAGGGGATCACCACCAAGGAAAAACAGAACCAGTTCAGGAGCAGCGCCACGGCAGCCCTCAAGGAAAACGCGGCGCTCAAGGAAAAACTGAAGGGGCTCGAAGGCCTCGACCCCGAAAAGTACAAGCAGATGGAGGCCGAGCTTTTAAAGATTCAGGACAAGAAACTGATCGACGAGGGCAAACTGGAGGAGCTGTTAGAACAGCGGACCCAGCGCATCAAGAAGGATTTTTCGGCAAAGGACGAGGAGCGGGGCAAGACCATCGACAATCAGAAAGCCGAAATCGTCAAGCTGACCGGGTTGCTCACCAGCGCCAAAATCGCGGCCGATATCACGACGGCGGTGCATTCGGTCGGCAAGCTGCAGAAGGGGGCGCTGCCGGACGTCCAGAGCCGGGCCTTTGCAGACTGGAAACTGATCGAGGAGAGTGGCGAGCATGTGCTGAGAGCCTTCGACCGGAGCGGAACCATGAAATACGGCTCGGAAGGCAAGCCGCTCACCCCTGCGGAATGGGCCAAGGACCTCGCCGAAACGGCACCCCACCTGTTTGAGGGCTCGGCCGGTTCGGGGGCAAGGGGTGACGGCGGCGATACGGGGTACGATATCCTTTCCAGTGACGGCATCCGCAGCGGAAAGGACATCGCCGACATCGCCTCCGGCAAAAAGCGGGTCCGGTAAGCGGCCCAGCCGTGGTTGAGGGCTTCGTGCTCAACCGCTTTTAAGTCTCCGACGCAGAGCTGAGGGGCGTTTTGACCCGGAGGGTGGTTTTCTTAAGTCAAAAGCATTTCAACTCTTTCAAGGAGATTTAAAATGGCATTGAGCAACACACTGGCCGACATCATCCCCCAGATACTCGCACGGGGACTGATGGCCCTGAGAACGGGGGTTCTGATGACCCGTCTCGTGAACACCGACTATTCGGAAGAGGCCCGAAAGAAGGGAAGTACCATCGATGTGCCGTACTCAACCGCCAAGACCGCGGACAACGTCACCCCGGCGGCGGTCCCGCCTGATCCCGACAACACCGAGGTGGACACGGTGCCCATCACCCTGTCCAACTGGAAGCATGTCTCTTTCGGCCTGACCGACAAGGAGCTGGGCCAGATCGAGGCGGACCAGTGGTTTTTGCCCGTACAGGCGCAGGAGGCCTTCCAGGCGCTTGCCGCCGCCATCAACCAGTCCGTTTTCGCGTGCTACAAGGGCACGAAATTCGGCGTCTACGGGTTTACCGGCACCGCCGGGACAACCCCGTTCGGCTCCGGCGTGGGGGTCGAATCGGCGACCAACCTGCGAAAAATCCTGAACCAGCAGCGCTGCCCCAAGGGCGCACGCGTGGCCGTGCTGGACTGGGACGCTGAAGCCACCGCGCTGGCCCTCTCGGAATTCTCCGATGCGGAAAAGATCGGTTCGGGAGATGTTAAAATCGACGGGGAAATCGGCAAGAAGTTCGGTATTTACTGGAACGCCGATGACGACGTCCCCAGCCACACGGCGGGAACCATCACCACCGGCCTTGCCGCCAAAACAGCCACTCCCCAGGCGGCGGGAACCACCTTGGTCGTCTGCACCACGGCCGCCGCAACCGGGGCCTGCGCCCTCAAACAGGGGGATATCGTCTCCTTCGCCGGGCACGACCAGACCTATGCCCTGCTGGCTGACGCCACCCAGGCCGCCGCGGCCACCGATGTGGTGCTGAGCATCTTCCCCGGCCTGAAGGTCGGGCTGGCTGGGGACGAAGCCGTCACCGTGAAGGGAAACCACGTGGTCAACCTGGGGTTCCATCGTGACGCCTTCGCGCTGGCCATGCGGCAGCCCGACGAGGGCCTCTCCCTGAAGGGCAAGTACGCCCAGGAGATCGTCCTCTCCTCCACCCTGTCCGATCCGGTGTCCGGCCTCGTCTTCCGGCTGGAACTGATCCGACAGTACAAGCAGTGGATGTGGGACCTGGACGCCCTCTGGGGAGCCTCTCTCATTCGTCCCGAGTTTGTGGCACGTCTCGCGGGATAAAACCCAGGGTGGGCCTCTCCGCGAGGCTCACCCTCACCCATTAACGGAGCCAGATGGAGAGTATAATGGCAGAACTGCAAACCGTCAGAATCAGGCATGCGGGCTTTGAACACGGTCTGCTGATCAACCGGGATGAATACGACCCGGAAAAGCACGAACTTTTCGCCGGGAGCGGCCCTGCACCGGACCCGGTCGCAGAACCGCAGACCGGCACGGTAGAGGAAGCAAAGACATATTCGGATAGCCGGACGGCGCCTGAGGCCGATCTGTTGAAGATGTCCAAACCCGATCTGATTCAGTGGGCGAAGGTCCGCAACCTCGACCTCGGTGACGTCACGGCGAACCACCGCAAAGACGAAATTCTGTCTGCCATCCAGGCGGCTCTGAAGCCGGTCGACCCGAGTTAGACGGCTGGCCCCTGACTGGAGCTGGTGATGGAGCAATGCAAAGCGCACGGCGATTTGATGGAATCCATCGGCGTGGTGAAGGGCACCGTTCAGGCGATCCGCGAAGACCAGATGAAAATGCGCGAGGACATCGGCAGGATCTTCGACCGGATCGAGGAGAACAACAAGGCTCACACCAGGGCACTGGTAGAGGCCGAGAAGGAGCAGGCGCAGGAGGTCAATAAGGTGAAAGCGGCAACCACAACCTTTTTTCTGAAATTGATCGCCCTGGTCGCCGTTCTCTCTTCGGCCATCAGCAGTGCAGTCGCCACCTATCTGAAACAACCCTAGTAATGGCTGACAATGTCGGACCTGGTTCGGGAACTGATGGATGATTACCTGGATCACGCGGTTGATCTGGTGAAAGTCGAAAAGGACTTGCAGGGCCATATTGTCGGCCACCTGAAGAGTCTGGAAAAAAACCTGGTCAGCCAGCTCGCGGACACCGACATCGGGGCGACCGACCTGAACAGGGCGCGTCTGAACCGGCTGCTGCAGCAGACCCGGGAAACCATCAAAACCTCGGTCGAAGGGG